ATCGGGAATCCGTATCCCTTCGCGGTCATCAGCTGCGCCTTCTGCTCATCATAGGAAGCCTTCAGACGGTCGTAGTCTTCCGGCGTTCCGAAGTTCATTCTGCAGTAGGTGATGATGGCCTGCTGCAGGAGTGCGTCCTCCGTCGTGGCCGTCGCCGTGATGTCAACGATACCGAGGTCTCCGATGGCTGCGTTAATCAGCCTTGTAATCTCGGCATCATACGCCGTCGTCGTCAGCCTCATCGCCAGTTTTACTGCTGTCAGCATTCTGTTTTGCTCCTTTGTAAATGTCGTAGAACTGCTTTGTGATGACCTGATGTCCCACATGGCCCAGCAGGATGTTCGTGTCGGCGAACAGTTTGTATCCGCACTGCCGCGCTCTCCAACAGAAGGACAGATCCTCGCCCACGCCGCTCATCGGAGTAAACATGGCGTTAAATCTGGCCTGTACGGCGACCAACATTTCGGTCTTCATCAATACGCAACCAAACCCACAGCCGCCTATCTCCAGCAAGCCCTCGGGGAGATCCTTCCATTCCGTCCACAAACAAATGCCATTTTTGATTTCCAAGCCGTCAAAAAGAACCGGGGAGAACGGATGCGTCCGCCGGAAGTAAAGTCCGGACAGAAAATCGAGATCCTTCTCCTCCAGTTCCTGCATCATATATTCCAGTGTTTCCGGAACGAAAATCATGTCCGAATCCAGCCAGAATATATAGTCACAGCCTTGATTGATGGCTATCTGAGAAAGGGCGTCCCTCGATGTGTAAACGAGGGACCCAATCTGGAACGCGACAGCACATTCGCCCGGTTTACGCAACTGAGCGAGAGACTGGGCGAATTGTGCCGCGACCTGGTCCATGCAAGGGACCGCAATTAGTGTTTTCTTCATCATTCCGTCCTCCATGAAATGGTGAGTCAGATTATTTCTTAATCTGGACAAACGCGTTCGGCGCGACCGGCTCGATGGCGAGATATTCTCTGCCGACGATTTTGATGAGGTCACGCTCTGCAGCGCTGTACTCGTCGAAGATGAATCTGACGCCTTCGCCGTTCGGGAAGTTCGCCAGGGCGCCTTCGCCGAAGTCGCCAACGATTGCGTAGCAGTTGCCGGTGGACGCGTTCTGATAAGCGGTCATGCTGTCGTTGAAGTAAACAGGCAGGCCCTCAAACGGATCCACGGGAGCGCTCGCGGCATACTGAACAGCCTTGAACGCAGCCAGCGTCTTCTTGTTCATGACGATGACAGGCTTCCTCGCAGCGGCGCTCAGCTCAGCCATAGCATTGGCGATGGTCGCGAGCTGGATGCTGCTCTCGGTGATGGCGGGAACACCAACACAAGTCGTGGTGCTGACGGTGCCGCACGCTTTGATTTTGGCAAGCAGCAGATCCTCTGCAGCCTCAGCGATTTTGTGAGCGATTTCCCGATAGATGTACCGGAGGAAGGCCTCGCCGCGCATATCATAAACTTCAGAACTGACATAGAGCCATTTCTTCAGCGTTTCGGGGACCATGTTGACCACGCCAAGCAGCAGCGTCTCTTCGGACGGAGCAGCTGTGCCCTCAGTGTGGATAACAGCGCCGGAAGCGGAGATCTCGAAGCCGACCTTGTAGTTGCCGTTTACTTCGAGCTTGGTGACGAGGTTGAGAAGATCGCTCTCTTCCCACGCGGTTTTAACGATGTCATAGACGAACTCCGGAACGGGTACAGTGCCGGAAACGTTCTCCGTCAGGAGAGCGCGGCATTCTGCATCCTTGCCGGTCTTGATGTACTCGGCGAACGCGTCGATGTACTCTTTGGAATTACGGATTTCCATGTTTTCCATTGTTTTCTTCTCCTCGATAGTTTCGATAATTTCGATTGTCTCCCCGACATTGGCGTCTGCCACCATGTCGCGAAGTTCGGCCCTCTGGGCCTCTTCTGCTTTGCGGGTCTCGAGTTCTTCATTGATGGCGCGGACTTCTTCAAGAAGCGCGTCAAGATCTGCGTCGCTCGACTCGCACTCCGTCGCGATAGCGGCCTTACGGGCTTCCAGCGCGGCGGATTCCATTTCTTTCAGGTTCATTACTTAGCCTCCGTAAGGATCTTCAGCAGTTTGACCTTCCGCTCGCGTTCCACCAACTCCTGGCGCAGCTCTTCAATCGCTCCGTTGATGCGCTGCTGTGCGATGGGATAGATCTCTGTGGACGGATTCGCCGGCAGGCTGACAGCCGATACGTCATGGATGCGCTTGATGTGGCGGATCTTGCGTACATGCTCGTCTGCGTCGTACTCGTCCTTATCAACCACGAACGCCCAGCTCATCTGGCACACGTTTCCGGAAACGATGTTCTCATACATGTTCCGGGCGTCCGCTGTTTTACTCAGGTCGGCCATGACCTTCAGGCCGTGGTCATCCGGGAAAAGGCTCAGGTTGTTGTTACTCGTCCTGGCGAAGACCATCCCGGCGTGGTCGAACTGCATGATGACGTCGTCCATCTCCGTCGCGGCGTCAATGGCCCCGCGCTCGATGGTCTCGTAATAATCGACGCCCTCCCAGTTAAAAAGAAGGTACGGATCCCCGAAGGTGGTCGCGTAGCCTTCCACGAGATATTCGTTTTTCTCCTCGCCTTCCTCGGCGCGGTGCTCCATCAAAGGCATGGAGCGGTATTCTCTTTCGTTAATCAGGTACGGCATCTTCAGCCTCCTCTTCTTCTGTTGGTTCAGATCCCGGCTTTCCGTCTTCGATGAAGTAGTACTCACCGCGGATGGGTGTCTTCTGTCCTGCGCCGTCCGGCAGCTCGTCCAGTCCGAAGATGTCGCGGACGTCGTCGATGCTCATGACGCCGCGGTCCATCATCGCCTTCACGAACTCCAGCTTCGACTTCAGCGACATGTTCTCCAGACGGTTCGCGTTCAGTTCCACCTTCGCGCCGTTGGATCTCTCGGTGTCTGTGAACAGCATCTGCGTCAGCACCTCGCCGGTCTGCACCGCGAGCCACTCCAGGATCCCGCTGTAGAAGGCCGCCTCCGCGTCATCGTCTGCAGCGCTCTGCAGGATCTTCTCGTTCACGCCGAAGTAGTCGTACACATTCGTCTGAATGAGCTTCTGCTCATCAGCCGATACAGTGAACGGCGTACTCGTTATCTGGCGTATATCCTTGTATGTGCTCGGGAAGAGCAGGACACCGCCGGATCCCTGGCGCAGGTTGTACTCGGTGAAGCGTTCCCGCTCCTTCGCCAGATCCTCGTCAGTCGCGAAGTTGGACAGTTGCGCGAGGAAGCGGTAGGACGCGCTGTTCTTCACGCCGGTCTCGATGGCCTGATTCTGGATGTTGATTAGCTCCATCGTCGGCCGGAGCGCGTCGGCATTCTTCTCGCCGAACCAGTCTGATCTGTACTGGAACCGCGTGAGGATCCCGCACTTGCTCAGTTCCACCGCGGCATATCTGCCGTGTGCGAACTCCATCCGCAGGTACTGCGTTCCCTTGTACTCCGTTATCCCGCATCTGACAGGCAGGACGGGCGTGATGCCCTTCACGCTGCCGTATTTATCCAGGACCGGCACGATGACGCATGTGTTCTGTGCATACAAAATGGTCGCCGTCCGGTAAAGGAACTGCGACCAGGTCTGCCATGAGTTCGGATGATGACGAAGCGCCGTCTGCATCGTCGGCTTCGCGGATCCGTCAATCTTGACGTTCATCTTCGCGAACCGGCGGGCGATGGCGTCGATGGAGGATCTCACCATCTCCGACTCATAGACCGCGCCTCCCCATGAAGTGAACTTCGGCTCGTACAGCGTGAGGCCTTTGAAATACGTCTCCTCATACAGCTGCCGCTCCCGTTCCTTCTTCGGGAAGATCTTCTCAAAAAGTCCCATGTGTTTTACCTCTTGTTAGTCAGTTGACGGCCGATTTCGTTCCAGTAGACCATTCGGCCCATTACGGCGTCCAGGATGGCCGCCACTCCGTCCACGTGTGCGTTGACGGAATATTTCACAAGTTTTACGCGCTCGGTCTGGCGCTCCATCTGCAGCGCAGCGTTCAGCAGATGCACCTTCAGCAAGTCGTTGTTCCCAATGTTCACCCGTCCGTCCTTCATCATTCCTTCGAACTCGCGGATGGCGGGCGTCATGTTGTAGCCTTGGAAGCAGTCATCCGTCAGCACGCCGCCAGCTTCCAGCGCTTTCACCAGATACTGCGCGCTGTAACGGTCGTACATCGCCCGGAGCGGATAAACATGCTGCTGAATCATCCGCTGGACGAAGGCCTCGCAGTCGTGATAATCGATGACGTTGTCCCCGGACAGTTTCAGGAATCCCTTCTCCACGTAGATCTCATAGGGCAGATTGTCCCTGGCGGATGCCTCGGACAGT